CGAATCCTCTTTTCATCTTTAAATACCATTTCATTATCATTCATACCTGTAGCATTTACCTGAGTTGCAGAAAAGATAAAAATATTATAATCTTTTGCGAGCTGTTTTAACTGATTTGCCATTAGCATCAAAACAACATCTTCGCGTAATCCATTCTGTGTAAACTGTGATACCAAGCTTGCTGTTGTATGTATATAATCGAAGAAACAATACTCAATCCCGTCAATTGTAACATATTTACGAATAGTTGCTTCTACATTTTGTAAATTCGGTTCACTAATTTCTTCAATAATAAAATAGCCGCTATATTCTTCCATAATTCTTGCGGCCGCCCTTACTCTTGATAATTCTCCTAATTCATATTTCCCTCTAATAATATGGTCTTCATCTACTCCAGATAAAAAAGCCAACATAATAGTTTGAAGCTCTTCAATATCCATCTCAGTTACAATAAACAGAACTTTTCGTGGCTCTACTGGGTCTCCATTCGGCTGTAATTCCTCCACGAAACTATTTGTTTGAAAAGACCAATGTTTTGGATAAGCTAGATGACATGCGTCAAATACACTTGTACGTGATTTACCACCTGATGTGCTTGCTGCCTTTAAAAAGAAACAACCCGCTCGTGCACCACGGCATACACTACTAAATATATGTCCTTCCAAACTCGGCCCAATACTTGGAGATTTTTGCAATTCATCAATTAGTTGCATTGCACCTGCGGCGGGATCTCCATGAACACGCCCGCCATTTAAAAATTCATTTCTAATTTCTGAATACTTTTTTTCTACACTATTTAAAATATCTTCCAGTGAAGCTGCGTCAAATTTCATTTGCATTTTTACTTCTTCTGCTGGATTTACTACATCTTTATCCTCTATAAAATATTCACTTATATCATAATTTGCATTCTTTAATTTTCTTAATAATGAACACTTTTTTAATCTCGTATAATTAATTTCAAAGTTGCCCAATTTAGCATTTGTATACGAAGATTTTAGAAAATCAAGACCACCATTATCATGATAAACTTGCGCGCCCAAACCGCCAATTCTTTCTATTTCTTGGTCTACTTCAAGCGGCGTTAATTCAATCGCGCCTTCTTCATACAGCTTTTTAATCGCATTAAAACAAACACGCGCGGTTTTAAGGTCAAAATCCGTTGGATAAATGTCTATATATTCCAAAAATAATACAGGCTTTAACATTAGGCAACCGATAACTTGGCGATATGCCATTGTATCGGATAAAGTCATAGATTGCCTCCTTAATCATCAAACAAGCCATCTTCCAGACTTGTTTTCTTGCTTTCTTTCTTATGTTCTCTAATTGTTACAACTTCTTCTACTACCTGTGTATTGGCTAATGCTGCGGCAATGCCTGTTGTTTCGTTTTTCTTCTGAGCTTTCCACTTCTTAGTTTTTTCCATTGACCATGGCGCAACTAACCCCAAAGATTCCTTCAATGTACTCTTTTTTTCCACATTATATAAATAGTCCAGACAATCTACAATTGCATCATCTGTATATCCATATGTATTCCTGAGATGTTTACGTTGCGTCCAAATCAATGGCCCTGGAGTCTGTAAACCAAAAATTTGACATACTTTCGTAATGAAACGTTCGCGTGATTGCTTTTCTGCTAAACAATCTTTACAATACCAATTTGAAGTTTTTCCGCTAGAAGAAAAATACTCAACTAATTCTTCTTTACGAAAATCTTGTTTACATCCAAAACATTTACGAGTAAGTTTCATATAACCGCTCCTTTACACTTTTTACTATATATATTATATCATAAGTTTGAAAAAAGTCAAATAAAAAAGAGCCTTTCGGCTCTAAAATATAGGTGAGGATTTGCACCTCACATAAGCTGCCAGGCTAACAGCTCTCGCCACTATTTCCGTGCTCTACACGTCCGCCTGTTCCCAATGCGTTGCACATGAGCTTGCTAAGCGTCTACTTATTCCACCACTATATTTCTAAAAATTTTTAATTATAAATTTTTAAATTCACTAATTACCAATTCTAGAAGTTCTTGTTGAGAAGGCGCGACAGCTGATAATTTAATTGGTTTACCAAAAATTCTTTTAATAATATCTTGCATTACTAAAAGTCTTTGTTCCTTTTCTTCTTCTGTATCAACTGCGCCAAGATAACCTGTCCATAAGGTTCTGGCTTCAGCCAAAGCATCCTCAAATGATTTTTGTTGACGCATAACTGTAGCACTCACATCTTGTAGTTCTGAATGTGTAGTTTCAGCAATTTTCTTGACAGCCTTTTCTAATTCTTCTTCAAATACTTTATAACTTAATGGAATTACTTTTGGGAAAAATTGTGCACAACGACCACCAGTGACTTTATCAGGAGCGTCTGCATCAGTATAAAGAACTCGTTCCATTGTTTTTGTCTGTGGATCATATTGTTTTTCTGCGTAGGCGATAATATCGCACATACCATTTAATACAGAAAAAATTCTTTTATCTACATCGGCAGTAACCTGCTGAATATATTCTCCCTTTTCATCCATATATTCTGAATTTTGAGTTTTTGTATGCGCTAAAAAGATAATTCCATATCCTAGCATTGAAATTTCATGAAATACATTAAAGAACTCTGTTGCTGGCATAGAGAACCCCTAACCCCAGGGGATATCTCTTATATGCGTCACACCATTTTGTAAACAAATATACTGTTCACATAACTGAGCAGCAATTGTGACAGTATCAATAACAATAGTATGATACATCTGTTGAATCTCTGGATCACGCAATTGTTTTACATAAGCCTTAAGTTCAGTCCATTTTTGAATTGGAATTGGTTCTGTATCCAGTGGTAAAAATTCTGTGCCATCCTCAAAATTAAAAAACAAGACTTTATCTGCACCAGCGGCAAAAGTACTTTTTCCGATCTTAGGAGAACCAAAAATAAGAATACTCTTTGATCGCAAAGATGTTGAAATTTTATGTTTAGATAACTTTTTTAGGTCTAATGTATCTGCCATTTAAATCACCTCTTTCGATAGGAAAGGAGTAAAGCTTGCGCCTTACTCCCAATCATACTTCTTCGAAGCGGCGACTGGCGCATTCGCGCTCTTAGCACCTTGGCCATTCGCGCTATATTTACGAGCATTTTCCTGCATCTGCTCGATATTTGCCTTTCTTTCATTAAACGCTTTCTTAATTTCTACTGGGTCATAGGAGAAATCCTCTTCCTTTGGTTCATCATCACCAGTAGTAATAATTAGTTCACGAATATAACGAGTAGTAGTTTCTGGGATATCTTCTCCCCATCCACTTGAGGCAACTTCTTCTTCCTGAGAAGTTACACGAATACGTCCCTTAACTGTTACAGTCTTATTAACATCCCAATTATTGGAAATGTACTCAACTGTATCAGGAGCTTCTACAATGAATTCTACAACATCAAGACGGCCGCCATACTGAACAATACCGCCCTTGATAATCATACGACCAGTAGTATCACCTTCGCGGTCTACTTCATCATGCATATCCATGATAAAAATATCAGTTACAAATGAAGCAACATCGGAAACCTTTGCTTCATTAATGAAAGAACCACGAATCTGCCAACCATTAATTAGCTGACCATTACGAGATACGAAATTATTTTCCTGTAGGGATGCACCCGTCAGACGTACATGCGCTGCATTATCAATCCCTACATTCTGAGCAGTATTCATTTTCTTCAAATCATGAATACTTCTCATTGCAGGATTCGGCTTACCGGTAGAAGTAAATTCTGTGGCAAATAGCCCAATTGGAATTTCACTAGTTTCTGTCTTACCGCCATAAGTTTGAGTTACACGAATAGTTACAGTCGCACGCTCATACTTACGTCCATCAGCGAGAGTCCCCTCGCCAAATGTTGCATCTAGTAGCTTACCTGCAAGATTTAACTTATTATTAGCTTGAATAGAAATACTTTTCATGTTACATTCTCCTTATTCTAAATAATGTTGCTGCTTACTTATTAATTAAAAATTTTCTGTTTCCTTTGCGGCCTTCGCAGCTGCCTTCTCAGCGGCCTTACGCTCCTTTTCAGCCTGCTTTGCAGCGAGCTTAGCCTGTTCCTCAGCAATTGGGTCATAAGTTAGACCTGCTTCAGTTAGAGTATGATACTTAACTATCTTTGTCTTAGCCTTACGAGTTTCAGTTGCTGGTTCTAGTTCAACTGTTTCTTCACGAGTAATCTTGGTATATCCTTTCTTTTCTAGTGGATTGATAGAACCAATTACCGCACTGAGAGAAATTCCTAGAGCATTCGCAATTTCTTGCTTATTATACTCATTACCATAATGTTCCTTTAGAAAATTTAGTACACTAATACTGTTTACACTTGCCATAATTTTAGTCTCCTTTTTATTAAAAATATTTTATTTAGGATATACTTTTGTATATCCTTTTTACAATTATATTATATCAGAATTTTTCATTGAAGTCAAATATTTATTTTTCTTCTTCTACTTCAATAATAAAACTTTCATTTGCTTTCTTATAAGCATCTTCATCATCTGTAGCATTATCTACGATATCTTTTAATTTAGGCAATACATCTTTTTCATAGCCGCGTATCGCACGCTGCATATTAGTAATTCTGTCTCGTAGATTATTTGTTACAATATATACGCTTGCCAATAGTTTAGCAAAATCATTTTTGGTTAAAGATTCACCTGCTGAAATCTTATCCTTTAATGCGCGATAATCATTACGCATCATTTCAGCAATTTCATATCCTTTTTCATCTTCCTTTTGCTTATCATAGTCCATAACCTGCTCTGCTGTAATTTCTGTAGCATTACATAGTTCTGTAAATAAGCTAATATACATTTTATCCATTCTTTACTCCTTTTACCGCACGACCGGTAATTTTATATTCAGAATCTCCTACCCATTTAGCTTCTTTTACATACTCATCAGTATTAAGCTTAATTGCTTTTACACCTTTAGTCGCACGCCCAGTATAACTTAATTCACTTAGAGGATAACAGTTGTAATAACCATTATTACTAATAATAACTACTTTATCATCATCATCGCTACTTAGAATAATTTCTACAATGCTATCATCATCATCCATCTTGTTAATTGTTACACCCTTTTTCGCGCGAGCAACATACTCACCAATATGGCTCTTCTTGATAAAACCTTTCTTAGTAATACAAGTTAAAGACTGATAAGCATTAAAACTCATAGTATCAATCAGTAGGCGCGGATGTTCTCCTCCAATATCAGCTACATCAGCTATCTTATATTCTTTATTCAACTTTAACTTACTAAGAGAAATATTATACATTTTTCCTGCATCAGTAATCAATGTCAAAGAACCAAGATTTGTTGTATATATAATATTCCATTTAGTTGTTCCTTTTGGTAATTTATAGGCTGTTTCTCCGTTCTTTTTTTCTACCAATTGAAACTTATCTTTATAATATATAACAGCAATATCTTGTTCCTTAATTTCCTCAGGCTCCTCTTCATCGCCAAGCGTATCAGTGATTTGCGTACGTCTTGCATCACCAAATTTTTGAGATACTAAATTTAGTATTTCAATCAATTTTTCATCTAAAGCGGTAGGTTCAGATAATAGGTATCGACAGTCTGCTATAAACCTGGTAAGTTCTGCTAGCTCATCATTTAATTTTACGCCGTCAAGTCGGCATAGAGAGGATAGCTTCATAGCTAAAATCGCATCAACCTGCTCTTTATTGAATTTGTATTTTGCCATCAATGCTGCTGCGGCGTCCTTTGGACTATCACTACCTTTAATAATAGCAACAATATCATCAATATTTGCTAAGGCAATTAGTAATCCATTAATGATGTTCTCACGCGCAAGTGCTTTATTTAAATCAAATTCAATCATATTACGCTTACATTCTCTAATATGAGCAATATAAGCATCACATGCTTCGCGCCAGCCAAATACTTTCGGGAATCGACCTTTATCCAAAAGAATCATATTTACAGAGAAATGATTTTCAAGTGAAGTATCATGATATAACTTGGCAATCATCTTATCTGGATTCTGTCCTTTGGAAAGATAAATACGAATATCCGCAGTTTTCTTTGTATGGTCAATAACTTTATCAATACCATAATCTGGATTTTCATTTACTAATGATGCGAGTTGTTCCATTACAGTATTAGTAAATACTCCATATGGAAGCTCTGTTGCTTGAAGCATATTTTCTTTAGGCTGATAAGTCATTTTCGCGCGCAAGCGTATAGATTTACCACGTCCAATTCGCAAACTATCTTTTACTTCAGTAGCATTTGTAAGGATACCACCAGTAGCAAAATCTGGAGCGCAATAAATTTGATTAAAATCAACTGAAGGGTCTTTGATGATTTTAATAAGCGCATCATTAACCTCTTTAAGATTGAATTGAGGTACAGAAGTTGCCATCGCAACTGCAATACCTTGACACCCATTTACAATATTCCAATACCCAATAGAAGGGAATACAGATGGAATTTGTTCTGAATCATCATAATTCCAGTACCATTCTGTAATTGCATTTTTCTTTAAGCCATCAAACATGAAGTCTGAAATTTCACTTGACTTCATTTCTACATAACGAGCGGCCGCATGACTATCAGGAGATGAAGGATTACCATAGCTACCTTGTACATCTTCTAGCGGGTAACGGCTTGACCATGGCCTTGCCGCACGAATGAGAGCATCATACATTGCTACATCGCCATGAACATATGATTGAGACATGGCTGAAGCCACGCTCTTTTGCGCCTTCTGAAACTTATCTTTATGAGTGAGCTTATTCGTAAACTGAGCATATAGACCTTGTCGCAAACCGATTTTTAGCATATCACGTACATCGGGTAATGCACGTTCTTGAGCCACTGATGCTGCGTATTTTAGAAATGCTTCTTCGGTTGTCTTTTGAAAGTCTACGTTTTTAATCATGTTCTCACTCCTTTCTTTTTATTTATTATAGCATAGGTTTTAAAGATTGTCAATTATTTAATATTAAATATAATTTTATCATTAACATGTCCCCTTTTTAAAATTTGATATGTAATAGGATTTATATAATAATATTTATTTAATAATTCTATAGTAGGTTTAAGAATATGACGTATAGTGTCTGCTGGTTTTTGATAACTAAAGGGTAATTCTTTAAAAGTCATAACTCTTTTATTGTATTTTTTAAAATATTCTATTAAACATAAAAATACTAGGCTATATTTACTGGGCTCAGATTTTAAATTTATATACTGTTTAAAATTAATTCTGACAGTATATTTACTAGTGATAATATCTTCTATAGGTTTATTATCTTTAACTAATCCTAATTTTATTAATTTATTATTACTTTCAGTATACTGACGATAACCAAAACCGCCTTTATCTTTCTTATTAAATAGTTTCAAGTAGTGTGCTGGGTAAGGTTCATAATTTATTAAATTAGTATAAACATAATATAATAATAAGTCTAAGTCAGAACTATTTAATTGATTGGTATTATTTAAAAAAAATACTGGATTTAACGTAAGCAATATGTCTGTATTATCAGAATTAATATTAGAAACACTTTGAAATAAATTTTCTTCAACTATATCTTCTTGAATAATTTTATTGTTTAATTGTTCTTCTTGTTGTGTTTGAGCAAATGGACTATGATTACCTTTTGTTTTATTATAGCCATTATTTACACTATTATACTTATAAATATAATATGCCTCTTCATCATTTAGATCTTCTGGCTTACATCTCACTAAAATTTCAAAAGTATATAATTCAGGATATTTTTGAAAGCATTGATGCCAATCATTTTCATCATACTTATTTGAACTATGTTGCTTTAATCGTCCATAAACATCAATAGATTGTCCTATATAACATTCATTAGTTTCTTTATTTGTAATTTTATAAATACCGCAAACAGCCATAATAACCTCAACTATTCAAAATATTAAAATCAACATTATCAAACAAGAAGTCTCGGCGTCCTTCAACCTCAGTGCCCATTAGCATCTTTAGGGATTCAGCTGCGAGTTCAGCATCATTAATGGTAAGAATATCTAAACGTCGGTTTACAGGATGTAGCATAGATTCTTCCATATCTTCTGCTACCATTTCACCCAAGCCTTTATAGCGACTCTGTTCCCATCCGCTATGAGTTTTCTTTAACTCAACAAGTTCATCTTCATCATAAGCATATACATGCTGTTTACCTTTACTTAATCTATAAAGGGGCGCACGTAGCCAACCAAGTCGTCCTTCTTCAATAAACTTTGGCATCAGAACATAGAAGAGAGTTGCAATTAGACACATAATAGAATATCCATCTACGTCAGCGTCTGTCGCAATTGCAACTTTCCCATAATTAAGTTTCTTCTCATTATATCGCTCTTGAATACCACATCCAAGCGCCATAATAATATCAGATACTTCTTGATTTTCTAGACATTCTTCTAGTGGATGCTTCATTAGATTCTTTACTTTACCACGTACAGCATAAAGTGCTTCGGTCTTTACATCGCGCGCTGGCATAAGACCGCCCAATGCGGAATTACCTTCACAAATAATAAGCATAGAATCAGCGCCGTGCTTCTCACAATCTTTAAACTTATCAGAAGAAGTAACTTTACGCTTGCGCTGTTCAGTTTCTTTCTTCTCCATATTAAGTACCGCTTCACGCGCTTTAGATGCTGCGGCCTCAGCCTTCTCCATTTTAGTGAGCATTTCTACAATTATATTGAACTCACTAGATAATGTTGTATTCATTTCCTTTAATGCATTAGTAAAAGCGGTTGAAGCAAGCGTTCGCAAAGAAGCATTATTAATTTTTGATTTAGTCTGATTTGCAAATGAAGGATTTTCAACTTTGCAATTAATTACATAAAATAGATTCTGTCGAATATATTCTCCATCAAAATTTGCCCCAGCTAAGCTATTAAATGTTTTTGTCAAAGCTGCTCGTGCGCCAGTAATAGGCGTGCCGCCCTCGGGGCACCTAAGGCCATTAACAAATACATAAGCAGTTTCATGGCGAACTCCCCACTGAAATGCAATCTCTAGTGAATCTGTACCATCAGATGCAGAACCGGTAATAATATGCTTTTGTAGAGGCTTCTTAACATTCATTTCTACAAAATCAACAATACCCTTTTTCGCGCAATATATCTGTTTATGTATTCCATCAGATACAGTAAATTCAATACCAGGATATAAATATGAAATATCTTGAATATCTTGACAAATTCTATCATAAGAATATCCAATCGGGCCATTAGTAAATACTAATGGGTCTGGAATAAAGAAAATCTCCGTACCTGTTTTTGCAGTTTTCGCAATAGATTCTTTATATGTATCAAGAATTCCTTGATTAAATGTAGCAATTGCTTTCTTTCCCTCTCTATAACTAGTAACTTCAAATCTAGTAGATGAAAGACATACGCAAGAACCTCCAATACCATTTAATCCTGAGGCATTTTTATATGCTTCATGCGAAAATTTTCCGCCTGTATGAGATTTGGTAAAAATAGACACCAGAACATTTTCACCGTCATCACGTGTACCAAACGGTACTCCACGACCATAGTCTCTTACACGAATTCCATTTGTAGAAGTATCTAATGTAATCTCAATACTTTTGCCATATCCAGCAAGCGCTTCATCAGTACTATTATTTATAATTTCTTTCAAAGCCTGATATGTGCCTTCAATATCATCGCTTCCAAGATACATCTGAATCCTCGTACGAACTCCTTCTCGGAAATCCAGGCTCTGAATTGAGTTTATATCATATGCTTGTTCAGGCATCATATCACTCCTATTTCTTATTATACTTAATTATATCATAAATTAAAAAAGAAGTCAATTATTTAATCGACTTCCTCAAAATATCCTAACTCATCAACTGCACGTTCAATACATTCACAAAGTAGGTAGCATCGAATCGTACAATCCATATAACATGCTGGCGAACGAGTAAAACGTTCTTTCATACGCGATGTCATCTCAAATCCAAATTCCTCAAGAGCATCGACCAAATCCGATAGACCATAGCCAACATATCCCGCACATTCTTCTTCAGATGCATAATAGTATGCCCCGTTACCTGTAATCTCATCAACATCCCATAATTCATCATTAAGTTTTTCCACATATTCTTCACGTGACATGTCTGGTTCAGGCTGCATATAATTATCATTAATATATTGTTTAATATCCTTAACCATGGCTTCTCGATAATCGTATTTCTCCATATTTACTTACTCCTTA